ATTTTCCAGCCCGGCAGCGGCTTGCCGTTGATATCCACGCCGAACTTGCTGACGAAGGCCTTATCCACGTTATCGACGCCGCTGAGCATGTCGTTCATGGCCTCAATCAGCTCATTCTCCGCTTCGAGCTGCTTGGCTTCATCGCCAAACTGCAGGAAGTAATCGGCTGGTATCTGGATGTGATACTTGATGTTATAGCCGTTTTCCAGGCCGCTGAGATGGAAATCAGGGATTTTATTGCTCAGCCGGGTCCACTTCTCCGTGCCCCAGAACGGGGGGCAGTCGTAGTACTTCTGGCCTACGGTCCAGTCGCGGCCATGGTAGATGAAATCACCGAAGCGGGTCGGGTCTTTCGGGTCGTAGGCCGGCACCACCTTGGCCTCAGCCGCTTTGAAGGCGCGCCAATCCGGGTGCAGCATGTAGCGCTCGGCCCGGTTCTTAGTCGTGGCCACGGCCCGGGCAATGGTGCAGTCGAAGCTTTTCATGCCGTCGACCTTCGCATTCTTATCCAGCGAAAACACGCTGAAGTAGTTATGCGAAAACTCCATGTTGAAGGCCGTCGAGCGCAGCAATTGCTTGTACTCGATCATCTCCAGCCAGTCTTCAATTTCCGGATCGATAATCTGATCCAGGATGATCTTGCGGCCTTCCTTGATGCGCTTGTAGATGGCCAGGCCCTTCCCCATCAGGAAGTCGCGGGCCGTATAAATCAGCTGCGGCTTGATGTGGTTGCCGTACACCAGCTCCAGCATCTTCTGCGGCTTCAGGTTGTCCTTGCCCCAGGGAGCAATCTTCAGCTCGCCGGCTCTCAGCACGTCGGGCGTGCCGAACGACACGTCCGCGCCGGTGTTTTTCGTAAACTCCACCAGGGCCTGGGCACCTGGCAGCACGTAGAGGCCCGCGCCGACCTCCCGGATCTTGTTGCTTCTCATCTAGTGTTGGATTCGGATGCCGTTGTAGGAAATCAGGCGGGCAATCTTCAGGGAGCGGGTCTGGCCGGTGGCGCAATCGACGATCATCAGCACGCCCTTCTGCTTGACGTTGTAGCCGAACCGGCCACCGGTGTGCGTGGCCGCGCCGCCCAGGGCGCCCGCCTTGCGGGCGCGGGCCTTGAAACCTAGCTCTCCGTCCGCTTTAGCGTACTGTATCGAGAACTCTCGGGGCTGGCCATGCCAGTCCGGCTGGTCGATTTCGGCCAGTACCGCGGCCTTCCTGATGCGTGTCATCTACCTGTTTGTTTTCTACAAATAGGCTCCGGCAGCAGGCAGAGGGTAGGACGGAAAAATCTAAAAACAGCGATTATTACCTAAAAAGGCCTAATCCGCTGAGCCTCAAGGCGTGTTTCCTCGAAAATTATGGCCTGACACGCGCCAGATAGTGCGCCCTTTAGCGGGCGGCAACTCGAAAAATGGCAATTTTTGCGAATATATGACAGGCACCTAGAGCCGAAAAAGCCCGTTTCGAGGCTGGAAACGGGCTTTTTGTGGCAATCAATGGCAATAATTGCCAGTTGAGGCTAGTCGCGACCGATGAAGTAAGCTTTGCCCACTGGTGCACGCACCCCGAAGCTCTTGCCATACTTGCGATACACGATGTTGTCGAAGCAGTCACTCAGGTGCGTGGCCCGCTCCTGCGGTAAGGAGGTCGACTTCTCGCTGTTCTTGTTCTTGGTCCAGTCCGGATTGATGGGAGCCTGACCCATAGATATCAATAGGAACTTACACTTGTTGCGGTTGATGCGGATGATGGGCAACCTAGGGTTGGTCTCAGCCAGGATCTCATTGATGGCAATGTGCTTGAGGCGATGATCCGGATCCAGGCCCTCGACCATGAGCTGAGAGGTCCAGCCGCGCTCAGCCAGCTTCTCCTGAATAATTTGATAGAAGGTCTTGTTGGATAGGATATTCTTGTTGTTGCCATTGCGGTCCCCATAGATGATCATGTGCTTGGCCTCGTGCTGCTCATACTCATCACAGAACTTAGTAACCAGGCTCTCCAGCACGTTGGTCGTGCTGTTCTTCACCCATAGCTCATCCAGGCAGCGGAACTCATTGCCCTTTTCCTGACATACGATCATGGAGGTGAAGGCCGCGTTGAAGTCCCAGCTGGTCTCAATCGGCTTCCTGGCCGTGCGGTCGGTGGTGGTGGGCAGCGTCACGCCGGTAGCCTCATCATACTCATAGGAGTAGGTTTTCCATACCCCGTGCTTATCCTCATTCAGGTTGGGATAGAAGGAGTTAGGCACCTTGTTGACGCGCATGTTCATCACCTCAATGTCCCACTCCAGTTGGGTCATCTCCCCGCGCAGGAAGCTCAGGTACTTCTCCCCTAGTACGTCGACGTTATCGTAGGCCGTGCTTTCCAGGTAGAAGTACTCCTCCGGATTCTCCTTGGCTTTCTCTTCCGTTTCGAATACCCACTGGCCCGAGGGCAGCCAGGGCACTGACGTGTAGTCGCAAAAGGTCTGGTGCAGGTAATGAGTGAAGCGGTAGATGTTACCGCGAATCATGGGCCGCAGGATCTTGGCCACGTGCTCCCGCTTCACCAGGGCCGACTCGTCGAGGTGGCCACCATCGTAGTTGCCACCGCGGGCCAGCTCGGGCCTATCCAGGCTGATGAGCTGCAGGGTGTAGCCGTTGATGAAGCTCACGCAGTTATCATAGCCCGCGGGCGCTTGGTAGGGCCGGATCCAATCCGATGGCGGCTCCTTCCCGACTACATAGTGCCCAATACCTAGCTTCGAGTCGAACTTGCGCAAGCCGTGCGCCGTCCAGGCATCCTGCATGCTGGGCAGCGTGTTTTTGAGCAGTTGGGTGTAGGTGAGCCCGGCCAGGAAGAATTTCGCCCTGGGCAAGAAATTCATTTCCATGCGGGTTTCGTGGCCGGCTACGGTGGTCTTACCCGAGCCGCGGCCACCCACAAACGTGCGGCGCTTCTGGCGGGCGCTCAGAAATTGCCGCTGCTTTTCGTTGACGTAGACGCGCCGCTGCTGCTGCAGGAACTGACTAGGCTTCTTCATAGTCGGCATCCTCCGTTTCTTGCTCCTGCTCGCGCAGCACCTGCGGATCGGTGCTGAACAGCATCGGCACCGGCACCAGGAAGGCTTTCGGGTCCAGCTTGCCGCCATCCGGAGCGAATAGCCCTAGCAGGTCATCCGCGGCCTTCTGCGCCCGTATAGCGGCACCGTAATCACCTGCCTGGCGGGCCATGTCGGCCAGCAGCTTGTAGTTCTCGTAGGCAATCCAGCGCTCGGCCTTTTTGTCGACTTCCTCTAAGTTGCCATAGAGCTTCACCGCGTCGCGCACGATGACGTACAGCTGCGATTCGGAGAGTGGATCCAGCGGGTCGCGGCGCATGGTGGCAATCACGCGCAGGCGCGAGTAGCCAGTGCTGAGCAGCGAAACCGCCTTGCGGTAGCGTGCCAGCTGCTTTTCTTCCTCCGGAGCCAATTTGCGGCCCTCCAGCAGGTGGGCACGGTACTTATCGAGCTTATCGCCCTGTTTTACTAATTCACCCATAATAGCAGCGTTGTCTACCTAAAATGCAGGCAAAGCCAGGCGGGTACTAGGACGCCAAAGCACCACTATTGGTGCTTTAGGCCCGATTCTCTATCTTCGTGACTACTTTTAGGAACTGAGAAGCCTAGGAGTTATTGAACTGACGAAAGCCAGGCGTGAGAAACCTGGCTTTCACCGTTCGTAGACATGAGAAAAGCCCCTATGCTGAGAAGCATAGGGGCTTTTCAATTCATACGAGGCAGCTACTTACGGGCCTTTATCCGGTAGCTACCACAGAGCTCGACACTATCACCATCACAGAGAAAATGCACGCAGCCGTTTTTCTGCCGGTACGCATCGGTGCGGTAGATGTCAAAGCGGCGACCATGGTCAACTATAATCGAAATGCGCCCCTCACCATGGTTGCTCATGGCATAGGTTGCCCACAGGCATAGGGCCATGAAAATCAGCCAAATCAGGGCTTTCATCGGGAAGGTTTTATAAGTGACTGTTTGTGCTTTTTGTCGCGCTTGAGCTCACGTTGCTGGGCAGCATGCTCCTGGCGCAGATCACGCAGGTCCCGACGATTTTGGCGCTGATAGTAGCGCACCACGCGCTTGTAGCGCCGCTGGGTGCGCTGGGCTTCCTTGTAGGAATAGCGCGGCGGCTCCAAGTCACCAGCGGAGGCTACTACTGTGCTCAGCAGCACGAATAGCAGTAGAATAGCGACTATCCGTTTCATGATTGCAGCCGCTTTAGCTCCAGGTCCATGGCCTCCAGTTCAGCCGTCAGCTGACCTACTTTCTGCGCATACTCCGACTTCTTGGCCTCCGACGTGGCTGCTTCAAACTTCTTTTTAGCCTTGCTCAGGTTGGAACGCAGATTTTTGATGCTCTGACCAGTAGCAGCAATTTGGGCACCTAGGTCGGGCGTTACGACAACCGTAGCCTCAGCCTCAGCCGGCACCTGGCCAGTCTCCAACTGGCGCTTCCGAATGGCCAGGGTGTTGTACTCGGCCTCCTTGGCGTCAATCTCATCCACCAGGCGCTTACGCTGAGCCCGGTTCTCACAATCACCTAGCTGGTTGCTCAGCGCCGCTTTCTGGTTGTAGACCTCCCCCATTTGAATGGTGATATCCTCCAACTCCTTCACCATTTTAGCTGTAATCAAATTGATGAAGCTGGAAATGCTGTCATCGAGCAATTGAACGTCACTTGACTGAGCGACATCGATGTCGCTCAGTTTATCCTTCAAGCTAGTAAAGGTGACGAGCTGCTCTCTTACATCTTTTAGCTGCAGTGAGGTTTCAGCAAATGCTTCGCTATCTAAAGGCAAGTGCTTCAGATGCTCATAGATTTGATGCTCACGCTCCCTAAGCTCTTTAAGGCTACCAGGATTAGGTAGCGTCATCACCTCTGCTACTGCTAGGCTGGGCATCACTGCTAAGGCTAAATCACCAAGTAGCTTAGCTAGCTCATAGCGCAGCTTTGCGTTGTTGGCGATGTTTTCCTTGCGCCGCAGCTGGTCGATGAGACTGCGGTTGCGGTGGCCGCTGTGCTTGCTGAGCAGCTCGACGCCGGCGTGATAGGTAGGATCCTCCTGCAGGAGGTATTCGCGAATTTCTTCCATGGTAGCTTTGATTAAGTGGTTTAAAGCTCGCCAGCCGGTAAAAGCCAGAATAGGACGTGATTAGAAGACCTCCTCTTCCTCCTCAGAGTCCTCTTCGTCAGCGTCAAGGAAGCACTCCAGTAAGTACTGACGCTCCATGATGTCTTGAAAGGCGCGCAGCTCGCGGTACTCGTCGCTGCGGCGCAGGAACTCATGCGGATCTGCTTGCGCGTCGGCGCTGTACATCACCTCGTGAGCTAGGTCCAGGTAGTCACAAAGTGCCTTGTAGAAGGGCTTGAATTTGATGCCATAGCTTTCAAGCGTCTCAGAAAATGTGGGCAGGTTAGTCATCGGAATAGAATAAAATACAACTAAAACGTTGCAAAAAGGCCCCACTACGATGCAGTGAGGCCTTGTTGTAACACGTGATAAGGAGTGAACCTAGCTACGCCGGCGGCTGGTGGCCACTGGGGCGGCCTGGCCGGTGGGTGCGGGCTCAGGCGCTGCCTTGGGCGTGCGCGTGATGAAGGGCGTTTTGCCGAACAATAGGCGCTTCTGGCAACAGGTGAGCTTATCCAGGTTGTAGATAGTGCCCTGATATTCCACGCGGGCGCCGGCTGCTGCGCCGGTTACCGAGTAGGCAAATTCATCCGGTGGTGGCGCGCCGGGCGTCGTTTTATCTTTGCAGGTCGTGCACATGGCTAGTCAAAAAGAGAGTAATAAATACAACCGGAGCAAGGCCAGGGGCACCGCTCCGGTCGATTCACTTAGGCACCAGTTGTTCCGCCTGGGGTCTCAGGAGCCGTTGCCTCAGGAGCCAACGGAACGGATGCGGTGTAGTAGTACGGCACGTGGCCTAATCCTGAAGCAGCCCACTTGAAGTCCGTACCGTTCTTGTCGCCGCCCTTCTTACCCGACTTGTAATCGTGGTCGAAGATCAAGCCACGCCGCTTGTCGCCGCCAATGCGCTTCTGGCCTAGGCTGTCTTCGACAATTACGATCTGCTCGGAGTTGAGCGCATCGTTGATCACCTTATCGATGGCGGGGTTGCCACGGGGCACGTAGGTGTTCAAATCGGTCGTAATCGACTTATTACCAGCCTCACCATCCGACTTGTGGTTGATATCACCCGTGTCCTGCGCGAACGGCCAGTGGGCAAAGTACTTACCGGGCTTCATCACGATGGGTTTGCTTACAACTACCGAGTTAGAATCCGGCTCCGGAATGCTCTCCACGTCGCGCTTATTGGCCACGTAGACGTTCACCGTGCCACCGGGGTTCGAGCCGCATTCCTCTTCCGTGTAGGAAGCAAGCGAGAAGCAGGAGCCGGTAATCGTCATCGAGCTGCCAGCGGCCAGGGCCACGTGCGCGTCGAACAGATGCCCAACGGCGGGGATGGCGTGCGCCACCACGGCCGCGTGAGCGGGGAAGAAATGCACGAAGACCATCGTCAACGTGAGCATCAGGCCTAGCATGCGCAGCCCGAAGAATGCCTTGTTTTTCACTGTATGTAGGGATTAGAAGTGTAGAATGCGAGAAGGCTGAGAACCCAGAGAATTGAACTGTTTAGCCGTAACTAAACCCCACCAGCTCCGCGCTGGTGGGCTTAGTCACTATTCGGCAGCGGCAGCGGTGCGGTAAGCCTTACCCTTGTTCAGGGCCAGGTCGTTGCACCACACGTACTCGGCAATAGCCAGGTCCGGCGCGGCTTCGAAGTCGGCCATGATGTCGATGTTGCGCCGGCGCTTCTCGATGATGAAGGCATCCTGGCTGTTGAGCACGCCCGTCATCCACACCAGGTTGTTGCGGGGCGTCACCACGATGCCACCGGTTTCAGCCAAGCCGGGCTCGGGCACGATTTCGATGCGCGTGCCGTCGAGCAGCTTGTGCTCAAAGCCGGCATAGTCCTGCTTTGTGCCGTAGGTAGCGCGGTAATCGCGGTTGTAGAACTTAGCGATGTCCGGCTCCACCAGGGCCACCAGGTCCGTGTTCACCAGGTGCGAAGGCACCTTGTCGGCCACGCCTTCGAGCTGGTCGATGGCATTGGCCTGGGTAACGGGAGCCCCCGCGAAGATCTGGCTGGCAGCCAGCACGCCGGCGTCCGAGAGCAAGGGCAATAGACCATCAAACACGCGGTTCGCGTTGTTGGAGTCTTCGTCGTAAACCCCTTTGAACATGGCCGCCAGGCGGATTTCCTCTTTGCCCTTAGAGGCAATCTTGTCGAGGATATACTGCTGGAAAGGAGCATCATACACGTCGCCGCGCTTGCTCTTGTTGATGCGGCCCAGGTAGCCCTTCCACATCGCGTTGATCTGCTTGGGCGTCAGCGTGAAGTCAATTTTGCAAGCCCGTACCTTGCCGATGCGGTTCTTGAATTGCGCCGTGCCTTTGGCATTGAACGTGTCCTTGCCCCCGGGCTGGAGCACCGAGTCAATGAACATCTGGGTCAACGCCTGCTCGTCGGCTACATCGACCAACAGGTCCATGTACTGAAGAAACTCCTGATCATCGATCAGGATGGTCGACAATAAGGTTTCGCCCTCTTTAAGCGAATAACCTTTCATTTTATCCGGCAATCCGGAGAAATCAATTCCTGCCATGGTAGTTATCCTGGAGAGGGTTATGAGGTGAAGTTTTTACTTGATTACTAGTGGGTTGCAGCGGGCCTACTTGGTGCCCTTGCGGCGCTTAGCGCTAGCGATGACGGCCTCAGCAGCGACTTCGAAGGCCGCCTTCTTTTCAGTAGGGCCGTCGAGCTCATTGCTCTCGTCTTCCTCGCGCTCGTCCGTGGCCTGGGCCTGCTTCTTGAATTTCTCTAGGGTAGCGACCTGCGTTTGGGCAGTACCTAGGTCTTTCTGAGCCGTAGCCAGCGACGCTTCGGCCGTGGTGGCGCGGGTGGTCATCGTGGCCAGGGCCGACTGAGCAGTGGCCAGGGAGGCTTCGGCCGTAGCCTTTTCATTTTCGAGCTGAGCGATTTTCGCCTCAGCGGTTTTCAAGTTCTCGTCGGTGAGATCAGCACCAGCGGCCGCGCCGAAGAGGGCGGCTAGTTTTGGGAATGCCATGCGTTTGTTAAGGATGAAGTGAAGGATGAAGCGGAGTTGCCGGCGCTGGGGCCGGATTTTGCGAGTTGGGCGGCTTTGTTCACGGCGTCCTGCAGCGAGCCGATGGCGTCGACCAGGCCATGTTTCTTGGCCTCAGCGCCGCGGTATACTTTGCCGGTGAAGACATCTTCCTTGCTGGAGAGCTTGCCGGCCCGGCCGCGCTCGACAGCACCAATGAAGGTTTCACCAATCTGATTCAGGTCGGCTTCTACCAGCGCCCGGAGCTCATCGGTCAAGGGTTCCACGCCATTCATGCGGGCCTTGTCGACGGCCCGAGTAGAGCGCAGGATGGTTACTTTGAAGCCTTCCTTTTCCAGGTAGGCCGACTGGTCCACGTGCATGCACAGCACCCCTAGGCTGCCCACGTAACCTGTTGATTCGGAATTGACGAAGATGCTGGCGCACTGTGAGGCAATCCAGTAGGCTGCCGAAGCACCTAGACCATCGATATAGGCCACCACTGGTTTGCTGCTCTGGCGCACGGCCTGGGCAAACTCTTCCGTGCCGTCAACTTGCCCACCAGGTGAGTCGATATCCAGCACGATGGCACTGATTTCCGGGTCGCGGTTAGCTTGCGCCAGGTGCGCCACTAGATCCTTCGTACCTAAGCTGCAGTAGCCACCACGCTTTTGGATGGTGCCCTGCACCGGGATGACAGCCACTTTGCTGCCGGACGTGTTAGCGGTACCGGCGCGACCAGCTGCGGCACTCGTACCAGCTAGCAAGCCAGTCAGCGCAACGGCCATATCCAGGCCATGCCCTTCGGGTTGTGGCAGGCCGGCTAGCTCACCCGACTGCGTTACCCACATCGTAGGATAGCCATCGGCATCAGCGTGGGCATAGCGGCGCGGCTTAACCTCGTCGGCCGACAACGCCGGCAGGCCTTGCTCCAGGCGGCTGAGCAGGCTGGCCTTTGCCAGATTATAGTACTTGGATTCTAAAGCCCAGGCAGATGAAGTAAGCAGATCAAGCATTGGTTGGATACCGGTTAAGAGTATACAATGCTAGCTTCTCAGCCAGGCGAAGCGTAGGACACAAAAAGCCCTGCCGCGGGGAACGACAGGGCTTTTTTGCTTGACCTATACAGCTTAGCCTTGACGGCAGTTGTAATAACTCGTTTGCCAGCCGGACCCATCGGGTACCACCGATAGGCGACAAGGAAAGGCTGGGGCATTATTCCAGCGCCAAAACTCAACTTTGTTGTTGAGAAACACCACCTTATCCTCCCACACCTCAATGCGGATTCTATCACCCGGCGAATAGGAACCCACTTGCCCAAACTGCTGTATAAAATCAGCCCAGGCGCTTAAGGCCCCATACCCTACCTGCAAAGCAATTTGCTGAGTACCAGCATAATCTCGCCCTGAACGGTAAGAAATGCCAAAAAATCCGCTTGTGCCACTGTTCAAACTCACCTCGTACCATCCCCGCAACCCACTGCCGGCCACGCACGCTTTTTGGCTAAAGGTGCTGTTGTCGCGCTGCGCTATACCAGGCTGACCCGTGACATTGTTTTGATAGACCTCGACTTGGTAGTTTTCCACGAACACCACCGGCTCACCATCATATACTTCCTCTAGTGGGTATACTGATTGATCTGGCAGCGGCACCCCGTTGAACATTTTATTGATCAGATCGAACGCCATGCGCCCCATCACACGCTGGCCTTTTGTAGATGGGTGGATCGAATCCGGGAACCACTCTGCAAAGGCGCTGGATGGTGGATAGAAAGAACCTACATGCGGGTTAGGACCCCAGTCCAGCAGGCCATCGTAGATGCTCTCCTGGTTTCTGCGCATTCTGGAAATTAGGTCAATTTGTCGAGCATCACCACCGGCCGTAGTGGGGTTCGGCGTTACCCCGATTACTTTCCACCCTTTGGCCCGGAAATAGGCCATGAAGTTGTTGTACTGGGTATAGAAATCATCAACGCTCTGACCTTGCGAGAAGGAGTTGACACCTTCCTGGCACATAAGCACATTAGTAGCGCCGGGCCGGTTATCCCACAGGGAATCAATTTGGCCCCGTTGCCCATCTATCTGGCCCATGTTGGCTCCAGGGATGCCGATATTGGTAATGGTGAAATTGCTAGGCAGCATAGCATCCATTTCCGCCGGATAACTGGTATCTGCTTGGTAGCCAAACACAATGCTATTACCCGAAGCCACCACGTTTACCCGGTCGGTATACTGAACCACAGCGGGATTAACCGTGATTTTTACTTGGTCTACCGGCGAAACACCGCCGCTGTTATCGGTTGTGATAAGGCTGAACACATAGTCGCCCGCGGTCGTCAGGCCCGAAACGGTAGGGCTAGCAATAACCCTGGAGCTGAAGGCGGCATTTACGGGGCCGCTTACTTGTTCCCAGCTATAGGTGGCAATCGTGCCATCTGCATCCGTACCTGAGCCAGTCAAGATAAAGCTACTTGTAGGAAGTGTAATCTGGTTATCAGCACCCGCGTTGGCGGTAGGCAGTTGGTTGGTAGGCATTGACGCTGTACCCGTAAAGGGTGCATTAGAATAAAGCCAGTCGGACGGTGGGTTGCTACCGATGGCCTTCACGCGCACGCGCACCTGGCCCGCCGCATAAGCGCCGGTCAGGTTGCTGATGCGGTGCCGGCCGTCGCTGAGCAAGGTCATATTGTCTTGCCGGCTGGCCGACCAAGCGCCGTTTTCGTAGACCTGGTATTCGTGTTCGGAAAGTGAGTAAGCCATTAGGAAGAAGGCGTATAAGTTAATGTGTGGGCTGAATCGTCTGTTTGTGGTGAAGTGGGAGTAGCTGGTATAGCCGCACCAGAGGGATAATAGGTCAGTGTATTGGCCGTATCATCTGTTAGTGGATATGTGGGCGGCGCTGGCTTCAGGCCAGTGTTGGAGTAGCCACCAGGATAATAGGTGAAGGTATCGGCCACATCATCCACTTCCGGGTTCGTTGGGGCGGGCGGCTTGACGCCCGTAACTGTTGGGCTACCCATGTGATTGAGAATATAGATCAGCAGGGGCCGCAGCTCCAGGCCAGCGGCGGCGGCATGCTCAGCCGGTATCTCGTTAGCGAGCAGCGCCACAAAATCATAAGGCAGCTGATTCCACGGCGTTATTCCGTCACCCGTTTTGCGCAAGGGCGTACCCTCCACAATGCCGACCTCATTCTTGTCCAGTATCGGGTTCTTCGCCGCCCAATTGGCTGCAGTATCACCCCGTAGGCATATTTGTACCGTCGCCTCAGTCATTGCTTAGTACTGAGTTGAAGCGTTACCGCCGTTGATCTTGGTCAGGTTGAAGTCCACCTGAATTTCCACCGCATCCCCTAGTTCGTTGAAGAACTTGGTAGCTGAACCTTGCGGATTTTTGGCAATGAAGGTGCTGCGCAGCTTGCGGCTGGAGTACACTTCCGTCAAGCTGCCGGCGTCGTTGCCGTCGTTGATCTTGAAGTGAATCGACGCGTCATTGATGTGGTCGTAGACCGTGCGCGTCTGCATAATCACGTCACCCATGCCTCCACCCAGCACCACTTTGAATGCGGTATCGGTGTTTTGCTTGTGGCTATCGTTCAGGCGCGGATCGGCCGGATAGAGGAAGCGCAGCCAGGGCTGGCCAGCGTCCCCGGTATAGATGTAGGTCGCCCCACCCTCCAAGGCCGGCACTACGCTCGCATCACCACTGGCATCTGCGACGATGACGATATCACCCATCACCAAATCAGGAAGGGCATCGCGCTGGGCGATGGTAGCCACCGGGAAGGTTTCGTTGGGCGTTACCGTGTTGCCCCCGCCGAAGCTCATCTCCTGCCAGGTGGCGTCCCCGTTGCCGGCCAGGCTGATGAGCGAGTAGTACTTGCCCAAAGCTAGGTCTGCCCCGTTGCGCCACTCGCGTTGCACGTAGGCCAACATGCCCACCTCGCGCCGGGCGATGCTCACGCCCCGGTAGCTGTTCTCGGAGAGGTATTCCAGATATTCCACCAGGTGCAAGCCGCCCTTCATCTCGCTCATTATCGCGATGGGGTTGTTGTTGCCAGTGGAGTTCAGGATGACGGTATTGCCCACGGCCAAACCATCGGCCGCAGTGCGCTGAACAAAAGCAGGTATGGGGGCTGAATACGCCATTATTGCACGTTGGATTGGAGCTGTTGAACAATGCGTAAGTCGAGACCGAGCAGCACGTAAGTGACCACCACCCCATTGCGGGGCACGCTGAGCTCACGCGAGAGCACCGGTGCCTGGTCGACGTTGAAAGAAGGGTCGATGAAGCGGGCTGAAGTCCGGTACACCTTGGGATAGGCCAGGTAGGCGCGGGCACCGGCGTTGCCGCCATCCAGGGTTTGCAGGCCATAGCTGCCGTTACCCAGGATACCATTTGCGCCATCAAGCGCCGCGTTGATTAGCGCGGCCACGGTCGCATCACTGGCTACATAGGAGCCAGACGCCTCGCCCTGCTTGGCGCTCATGCCGGCAATCAGCCACTCACTATTTGGGTGCATGAACAACGCCCGCTTGCCCGCCCACAGCACACTGCGCGTAACTGGGCTCATAGGCTCGTTGCGCGTGTTGGCACCTAGGATGGTAAAGGTTGCCTGCTGGCCGATGCTGGTGCCACGAAGCGGCACCAGGCCGGAGGGCGTGAAGCTGCCGGAAGCCCCTAGGCCGGAGGCCAGCGTGCTGTTGGCGTTGTTGAAGCCTAGCTGCAGCAGCACGCTGTTCGGCTTCACGTTCTGCGAGAAGGCGCTGCTCCAGCTGAAGGCGAAGTTCAGCGGGAAGGTGGTACCCACCTCCTGGGTCGCGTACCCTGAAGGGTTGAAGCCGTTGAAGAACGGGCGGGCGTACGGATGGTAGAAATTATCCAGGGCCTCGGCCAGCGTCTCAAACCGGTGAGTCGCATTCACCTGGGTGATATCGTCCAGGTTGCGGCCCGAGCCTTCCCGGCCGCTCACGACCGAGTTGAACACGCCTTTGCTGACGGGCCACAACTGGTCCAGGGCAGAGAAGCGCGAGAAGCCGTCACCGATAACGTGGAACAAGAGCTTATCCGACTCCGGCGTCACGCCGTCGGCCTGGTAGATGGTGTCGCCGTCGGGCGTGGTCTTTACCTTCCAAACGGCCGCCAGCTCACCCTTGGCCAGGATGTGCTGATTGTCGTCGTAGGAGCGGAAGGTTTCGATGTCATCGTTGCGCAGGATGACCTGTATGTAAGGAGAGGCGGGCATAAGCTAGGTAGCGTTAGAGTTAGCGCGGGGTGCGGGGTCCTTTGAAGCGGGCAATGCCGCCATCGATGAGGCTAGGGTAAGTGCCGGTGCCGAGCTTGTCGAGCTCAGCGGCCAGGCGTGCATTGTCGCGGGGATTGCCGCTGAGCTGCCGGAAGCCCAGCGGCACCTGAATCGTCGAGCCGGGATAGCCGATGGCCAGCAGCTCGCCGTCCGTCGACTCCACTCGCACCGGCAAGCCAAAGCCTGCCGCTGGATCCAGGGCGTAGAAATCTTCCTCGTAGACCGGCGCCGGCGTGGGCACCGGCGCCGCGAAGCTCAGCGCGTAGGCATTGCGGTCGGCCCCGGCTTTGCGGCCGGTGCTCAGGTCAGCCGAGAAGCGCAGCGGAAAGTCCGGCGTGCCCACCAGCTTGCTCAGCCCGTTGCCGTCCATGTACTGCGCCACGTAGTATCTGGCGGCGCGCAGCAGGGCAATGGCATCGGAGAGGTAGGGCGTGTCCTGGGGCACCAGCAGCTGCAGCTGCGGCTTATAGAAGTCGCCCGGCTCCCCTAAGTCCTGCGGCTCGTCGAAGCCCCCGCTGCCGTCCTGAAAGGTGATATCCGCGCAGAGCTGCGGATCATAAAGCTCCAGCGCTGCGCGCAGCTTCGTGCCTACCTGCGTGGGGTAGGTCCGCACGTTGGCAGCCGGCCACACGCGCAGCCGGTTAATGCCTCCGATGTTCAGGCCGCACGGTGCTGGTATCGAATAGAGCATTACTTGATGGTCAGCTCGATTTCTGTGCAGTCCACGAGCTGGCGCATCAGATCCTCGTAAGCCGGCTGCGAGCGGTACACCTTTGCATTAGAAGGCAGCTTGTCGTAGCCCACCAGCAGGCAGCCATGGGTGTGCGCGGCCGTGTTGCCCGGATGGATCCGGATGCCTTCGAAGCCCTTTACATTTTGGACCAGCGGCATGAGCTTCTTGAAGCGGTTGCTGATGCTGAGGATAACATTGTACTTGCCGGCTGGGATAGCCGTGGCGCCGTACACTTTCGCCGCCTTGGCCGGACGCACGACGTCCTCCAGGGTATAGCAGAAAAATTTACCGTTCAGCGTGAGTTCGCCAACGGTGCAGACAGTGGACGGCCAGCGGCGCGTCACAACAAGAGTGGCCTTCATAGGAAGGCAAGAAGGTGCAATTCGGAGCCCAGGGGTAGGCCACCACCCGCGCCCGGAGTTGCCGGCAATTGTCAACCGATTGCCGGCAACTCCTACCTCTTATCCGACCCACTCCGGAAGATGCTCCCAACCTAGGTTCGGCAGGCCTGGGACGGAACCGTGAAATTCCGGGACGAAACCGCAGGATTTAATTTTACCTTTTTTAACCCTTCGGCAGGGGAATTAACGTAACAGTTGCCCCCTCTTTGATCGGGGCCGTCACGCTGATCTGCTGGATCAGGTAGCGGTTGCCCTGGATGCTGACCTTGCGGGCGAAGTCCAGGTTGAGCAGCTGGGTAGCCGAGAGCTGCACCTGGTACTTGACCGGCGTGGACCGGTAGCGCACCTCCAGCCAGTACTTCAGCAGGCGCTCGTAGGTGCCGTCCGGCCCGTCGAGCTGCAGGGAGTACTCCCCTATCCGCTCTCCCTTGGCGTTGGCGTTGAAGGGGCTCACCAGCGGATAGGTCCGCTCGTAGGGCTCCGGCCCGGTGGTGACCAGGTAGGGCTGCCGGCCCCGAAAGAACGCCAGCCGGATAGCCTCCGATTTATTTTCCACTCCCAGCGCCGGGTTGTTGCCCGGCACGGCCATGGCCGGCCAGAGCCCATAGACGGCGTTCGATTCATTCACCAGCTGCGTCGCGGTATAGGTCAGCTCCTGCGCCAGCGGGGAGCCCCCGCCGAACAAAGACACGGTAGGGCGCCGGGCTACGTAGGCCTGCCAGTTGTAGAGCACCTGGTTGGTGGTTTCCACGCGGGAGGGCTCCGAGCGGAAATACTCCTGCGTGTCCTGCACCAGGCGAATCTCCGGCGCCGGCAATTCCGCATCCGGCCCGCCTACGAAGGTGAACACCGGCAGGTCGGTAAAGGTAGCCACCGCAGTGCCCAGCGCGGAAGTATCCGGCGCCTGGCGCACCGACTCGCCAATGTTGTCGCTGCCTTCCACGTTGTAGGTCAGCTCCCGCCCCTCCAGCTCCGACACTTCCCGCGATTCGTAGTAGGGCCAGGCAATGGCCGTCCAATCGTCCGCTTCCGGCGCGGCCAGCACGTCGCGCAGCAGCCGGGCGCTGAGCTGGCCATCGGGCAGTATCTGGAATAAGATACCTAGGTCTTTGCCCAGCTTGAGCAGAAATTCCTTCACCACCACGGCCGGCAGCAGATCCGCAATCCGGAAGCTCGCGGCCGCCGCTGCGTCCGTCGGCAGCCAGTTGTGCAGCAGCACCAGCGTGCTCAGCTCGGCATCAAAGAAGTCTTCCCGGATAGGAATGCTCAGCTCGGCAAACACTTGCCGCAGCACGTAGCGCAGCTTGGGCCAGGGGCAGTAGAACCCATCCCGGAACGTGCCACCGACGGCCTCTATGTCGACCCACGCGTTAATAGCCGGGCCTTGCTTGTCCACCCCACCCAGCACGTGCGGGTTATAGAGCGGGGCAAACACGTAATCGAACCTGTTGAAGCTGGCCACCGTAGCGTTGGCGTGCGCGGCCAAGTCATCGATGAGGCGCTTGCCCCCAAACTCGAAGCCGGCCAGCGTGCGCGTGCGTAGCGCTTCAATCACCAGCCCCAGGCCGAAGGAAACGATGGTGGTGATGGTATTGGCGCGCTCCGAGACGCTGCGAATCACCAGGCGCCCGCGCTGCACCAGCGGCACGCCGTCATCCTCCAGCGTCACCTGATCGTAGCTGCGGCGCACGTCGGCAATGTTCTCAATCAGGTCCGGAAAGTCCAATGCCTGGCGGTTGGCATCCAGGGGCAGCACCAGTTGATAAGTGAAGTTGGCCGGCAGCACGTCTTCCGCGAAAGCGGGTGAATTGTACTGCAGGGAAACGGTAGTGCCGGGCCGCAGCGTGAGCGGCTTTTGGTTTAGGGTCAGGCTCAGCATCAGAATTCACTCCAGTCCATTTTCTCGTTACCTAAGTCGTACTCCAGCACCAGGCTCTGCAGCTTGCTGCGGTCGGCTACCTCGTAGCTCACCGACCGCTTGGTGGCCACGATGGGCAGGAAGCTGCCCCGGTACACCCACAACCAGGGGCTGGCCACCAGGCTCTGCAGCCAGCTCTGTTCCGACGGGGCCAGCCAGGGGCTGACCAACCGGCGCGTACGCTCCAAATCGACTTGTGAGGTGGTGCGCGTGCGCGTGGTCAGCACGTCGGTGGGCAGCGGGGCGCGCTCGGCGACTTCGGCCTTGCCCTCCAGGGTGGCCACCACTTCCCGCATGGGCAGCAGATCAAAGCCCGCGGCCATGTTGTAGAAGTGCACTAGCAGCGCCTGCTCCGGGCGGGGAGCCACCAGGTAGGTGCGCAGCTCGGTAACCGGTCCGCCCGGGCTGACGACGCGCACCGTGAGCTGGCTGGCCTGCGCCGGCAATTCAGAGGCAACAACGGGAATAGCCAGCAGCCGGAAGCGGTTTGCCGTTGCCGCGTTGCCGGCCAGCAGCTGCTCGCTGGTGGTCCGGCTGGTGCCATCCTCCAGCGTCAGCACGCGCTGCACCGTCACCGACGCCGGCGCGTCGAGCGGCGTGAGGTAGTAGAGGAATTCCGGATCATTGGCCTGGATTCGCTTGCGGGCTGGCTGCGTGGTAAGAAAGCCCGTACAGGCCAGGCCAGCCAGGATGACCGTACGCATGGGTTCGGCCGTGTAATCGCCGGGCAGGTTCGTGTCCGGATCGACCAGCGCAGTTTTGACGTAGTAGCGCCGGATGCTGGTACC